AGGGTGACAGCTTACGGTTTCCCGTAAACCCAGACCCCTTAGTCTTACGACTAAGGACCCTCTGGCAGTTTTCGGAGTTGCTTAGCTCACAAGCGGTTTAACCTACCCCCAGGAGCCAAGGTGCCTTCCAACGCACTTTGACTTCTGTCGAGCGCTCTAAACCATAGACGCTCGAGGGCTTTGCCCATGGGTCAGGTAAAAACCCTCCCGAAGTGGAGAAGAAGACATTAGTCTTCCTCTCCAGGTCCCGAACTGTGTTCTCATACTTCATCTTGGATCCCAAGATGATAGTTGATGATAACTTTCGGCGAAATCGATCGCTACTCATTCTTACAGAAGGAGCAGACGGTTCGAGCGATTCGGGTTGAACTCTAAAATAGAATTCAACCGACCGTATCCGGCTCACAGACTTCCTGTACCCTTCTTTAAGGGACAGACGAAGCTGTGCATCATCGGATAATGCTAAGTCGCTGAGAAGTTCCAAACCTTCGGCCCGCCATTGCGAGTCGGAGGCAAGGACCTCTCTTACCCAACCTGATGCAGCCCGGTCCAATAATGATTGTCCCGAGCGGCCCAGGGGGGAAAGTCCTAACCCGATGATCAGCTCCTCTTTAGGACGCTGGGTCAGGTAGGACAGCCACTTAACATGCTGGGTGCTTGAACGCTTGGGAAGTATAGGCAATCCTATACCTCCATAGGCTTCAGGGGCACCCAAAGGCAACCCTAATCTAGCTGCAAGCATCCACGTATAATAATACGGGGATAGCTTCCAGAAGAATTTGGGTATACTCCTGGTGGGACGCGTAGCGTCCCCACCAAAGGCAGTAGGCTGGGAAACCCAGGTTACATGCCCTTTGGTACCACCAGGAGGCGCGACCAAGACGGAGGTAGGCCAGAAAGGAACTTCAAACCCAGACTCAAGGGGTATCTCAGCGATGAGACCCCTTGTGGGATGATTGAAGCACTTGCTCCACGACATCTGCGCGGAGAGCTCTTCCAAACAGCTGTAATACAGCTGTTGACGAGCCCTGGTCCACCGTGGGAGTACGGCGTCATCGCCTACTCCCCTCATCTTGGCGTCAGTACGGTTAAGACCACTATACTTACGCTTCCGTTCAGAACGGGAGTACGGGTATACCTTAAGTGTTTGCTCTGCGGAACACAGAGAAACAAGCATTAAGGGGGGGAAAGATGTGGGATCGCCCATCATCTGCCCCGTGGTAGTAATCGTACCGTCGAGGCCGTTAAGGTAGTCAATCCACTCTGACCACATTTCAAAAATGTGGTCCGCGTGGCCGAGACCATTACGGCCGTACCTCTCCCTTGAACTCTTTAATAAAGAATCATCGAGGAGAGGTGCTCTCGAGTACTCTTCTTGTAAAGCAGTCGGACGAAGGTCGTCCGGCTTACAAGAGAGGATTTTCTTGGGACCAAAAAGCTTTGGAAACCAACGCTTATAAGGCCTAAGGCAGGAATAGCGCTCCGCTAGTTCCTCGTAAAATCCTCTGGTGAGCCACTCTGGGTGCAAGTCGGTAGCGGCTGTGCAATCCTGGGATTCCCAGGGTCCACTTTCGCCCCGCATGTCAACCCGGAGATCTCCACCTAGAGCCTCTGAGAACCGCGGGTCACGGATCATAACATGGTCCGCGACTCGCCGAAGGATCTGTTGAACCAGGTTCACTGCAGTAAGACTGCAAGTGGGAAATCTGGTCTTCAGACCCTTCTCCTCCGCTACAATAGGTAGGATAGGTACATATGTGATGGATTCCATCACATATTCCACTCCTATCCTAAGGTAGTCTTGGAGGAAAGCACCGCAACCGGGAAGAGACTTTTCTAGTTCATCCCACGGGCCTCTGAAAAGGCCTTCTACACCAATCCCGCTCTGTGAACAGGATTGGCTAAGAAGCTCTAAATAAGAGCCATCAGAATCTTCCATAATGGAAGGCATCTGGGTTGCGGCCCGCTTCTTCTTTAAGGCATAGCCGAGCAACACAATGTGTTGAACTCCCGCCGTATGCCCGCCTGCGCTCCTGGGGTAACCCAGTGCAGCGTTAGCTGACGGCATGGTGTAGAGTTCCCGGGGTCCTAATTTAGGACCCCAGCGCTCGACGTAGCCTTTAAGGAAAGGCCTCCAATAGCCTGGCTCAGGTTTGGGCTCTGATGTCAAACGTGACATCAGACCAGCCAATCCTGACGGATCTTTTGGAGACGGAGGGAGGGCCCTTGCAATGTATGATGCCATCATTGCAGGTATCCTTTCCTCGAAAACTAGAAGCCGGCCATTTGGCCGAGGTCCACCAAAGTACCAAGCACGGCAAGCTTGGGCTTGTGCCTTAGCTCGCTTTGCCGCTTCTAGCGGGTGGTATACAAGTTGGTTACGGAACCTGTTCACGCCCTGTAGCCTTCGGCTATTTAGGACGGGAGAGTAACCGTACTTCTTAATATACCATGCTCGTTCTTGCTGGTATCCAGTAAGAACGGCATCCCATGTTGCCCTCATAAACGCGAGAACCTCTTTGTTACGCAAATAGCGTCGCAAGAGTGGATCTTTTCCGTTGATGCGTAGCCCTTTGGCTACGTATCGTAGGACATCCTCTGCCCATAAGGCATAGAACTCGTGATTTGAGAGCCCGGGGGTTCTCGGTGGAGGCTGTACAAATAGTATAGCCTTACCGAAGCCTTCGATTTCATTACCGGTGTACCGGAAGTTCCTGCAAAGAGCAAGCACTTCCACAGGGTACACAAGCAGTGGTTTCAATCGGCCATGAAGGGAAAGTCCCTCATGTGTTCGATAATACCCGTCAATTGACGGCATTTCGAGCGTACCGAATTGCATCCACATCTCCGGCTTTACTGCCTCGGGGGAATTAAGATCTCCCGAGGACAGCTTGGCATGGCCCAAGGACGAATGCGTCTTGGGCTTCCGCCTAATTCTCTTCTTACGAAGAGAAGAGGGACTCTGTTGAGAGTCCAGGGAAGGTTTACCCCCTCCC